AGTATCATATCCTGGTATATTAAATGCGTGAAATTGTGTATCAGGAGCACCTATTTCTGATCTTGGTGTTCTAGCATCCCAATTAGGATATTGTTTTCTAAACATTGCTGTAACTGAACCCTGTAAAATTTGTGAAAAACTATTTGATATATAATTACTTTCAACACCACAATATTCATCTGTAATCCAATTTATCGTTTCGCCATTAGGATATGTAAGTGTATTATCTTTTTTAAACTTTTCAACACCACTATTAAATAGATGTTTAAACATTTTTACATTTGCCTCATTATCAAAGACTTCTAGTATACCTCTATTTTTTCTAGGTAACAATTTTGCTCTTAGGTTTTTAACAGAATTATACGCTGCCTTTGGCGTCATTTTACCTGCTTTAATCTTTTTAAATAAACTAGGATCTTTTGTTTTAATAATTTTAAGTTGATCCATCATAGTCATTGATATTCTATGAGTTGTACCTGATTGTATTCTATTAATCCAGAATTGTTTATCTTCTTTTGTAGGTTGTTGATTATTTGTCTGTACATACGCCATTTCTACTTCATTATATTCATTTAATATAGTTTCGTGGTCTTTATCTCTTTTTAATACATTATCAGATAATAATGCTAATACTTCAGCATAACTATTATTTTGTATTTCTATTTCTTCTTTTGCTGTTAGTATGTTAATTTGTAGTTCTTTGGCACCTGCTTTTCTACCTGCTAATCGTCTAGTATGTCCGCCTTTCATTTTACCTGACGGATAAACAGGAACAGGAGTACTATTTGCTGACAATTCTCTTGTCATTCTATCTTTCATATCTTCAGCAATTTCATTTACTTTTGAGTCTTCAGCGTCTTCATTGCCGTATATTCTTTTATTTAATTCACTAGGTATTAGATCATCTATATTTGCAAACGTATTTCCTAATTCGTCTGTTCTTGTTTTAAATTTTATAGATGTTTTCATTATGAACACTCCTTATTTTTATAGTCACCTTGAAGTGAACATTTGTATTGTTTATCTAACTCTTGTCTTAATTGTGCTGATATACTATCTAATATACTTGGCATATACTGTAATAATACATGAGTCATTTCAATTGAATACTTGTGCATTAGAGCAGCCAGTTCATTACTCATAACTTCAGCATGATCCATATCGTTACCTTGAATTGCCTGTGTGATTACATGACCTACTATTGCCGAAGTCTTGTCATCTGCCTTAACGACAGATGATAGACCAACAAACAACAAGGTATTAAGAATTATTATTGTAGCAAAAAACTTCTTCATTATTTCTTTCTCATTTCGATTTCTTTTCTCTTTTCAGCGTCTTCTCTCTCGGCAATCTCTCTATGCATTGCACTAAAGGGTTTGACACTCGAATATTCTTTGATAAGATTATTGAATTGTTTTATACTGATTTTGATATTTCTGAAAACATGAGGTGTTTTCTGTTTTAGTTCTTTTAAATCTACGAGATATTTGACTTTCTCGTTATTAGATTTTAGAGTCTTGAATTGATCGTACATAATTTCTTTAGTCATTTCCATAATATAGTCCTTTTGTTAAGTTTGTAGTTAAGTATAACACGAATTGGCACAAATGTCAAGCCCTAATTTAGTCTTTTATCGTTATAAGATTTTACCTTTGATTTAGTCAACTGTGGGTTGAAGTCTTTTCTCAATGATTGTCTATCCCATTGTTGACCATAATCTGTCCACATCATCTTCTCATCTGCCTCGTCAACATCACCGAATACATCTTTGTAAGATTGATAATACTGTTTTTGATCAATAAGTTCAACTCTACTGACATTGGCATAGTTAGTAGCAGATTCTTTGAAATTCCAATCTAAAAACTTAACTATCTTTAGTTTAGTCTTATCATTGAATTTAGATTTATATTTAGCAGGTACATTTCTGTAAACTGTTTCGTATGCATAAAAGAATTCTCCTTGATGTTCAGGATCCATATACTCTCTTAAATAACACACATTAAAGGTTTTGTTGTTTTTTGTCATAATATAGTCTTCTTTCTTTAGTATTGTATATTTAATTTGTAGTCGTGAAGTATTTTATTGATAGCATTCTTCATATTAATATCTATTCTTTCTAAAAGAACATTATCAACTTCTATTTCTTCTTTGATTTTTTTATTGATTTTTTTGATTTGACTATAAGCAATATTTCTTACTATTGTCAAGTTGTTATTCATAGTGTTTTTGTTTGTCATATAGATATATTATAGGACATTTTGAGCCAAAAGTCAAGCTCTAAAAACACTAGTAAAATGGGGGTTTTTGGGTGATTATGTTCTTGTTTTGTTCTTATTTCGACCCATATAGTGGTCGCCTGGTTCATAGTTCCATCTTTTGCCGTGATGACCTCGTAGGTCTGCCCACCACATTCTTAATCGGACTATTAATTTTCTTACTGGCAAAGCCATAATCACCTAATCGTGTTGTGAAGTTTGAGATATCAAATCAAATTTCGGGTTCGTATTATTTCTATTTAGACAAATTAGTTTTTCAACATCTTTTTCAGCGATTCTCTTAAAATTTTAGAACCTCCGATACGAACATTTATGATACCATTATAATAATCGTCAACTTCAAGTACTTTGCGATCAAACTGTTCTCTCGCTTCTAGGTAACTTGCTACACCTCTACTAGGGCAATAATATAGTATTTCTCTAGTAAATTTATCTTCGCCATGTTTTTCTACATCAGCGATCAATCTTTCAGAAGAACCCCAATAGGTTTTCCAGTCACTTTCCTTTGTGCCTCTTCTCTTATTCTTTCGACCTTTGAGTGGTTTCTTTGTGGTTTTGAATTTTGCTAACTTCTTACCTACATACATCATGCCATTTGTAGTATTTGTTATTAGATATACAAATGCTTCACAATCTTTAGGGAGTTCTTTTACTTCTTCACCTTGATATAACCAATTAGTTCCAGTCTTCATACCTGTCCTCAACATGACTTACCTCATCTTCAATCTCTTTTTCTTCACCACAGAAAGGACAAAATCTTTCTGTAAAATCTTCTTCAGGAAGATCATGTTTTATATCGTATGAGGCACCACAGTTAGTACAGGTTTTCTTTTCTTCTTCTATCATTACAGTTTGAATCCTTTAAAGCTATCTTTTTCAACATCTTGTTTTATACCCCCTACAACATAACTTTCGATTTCTGTTTCTTGAGGAGCATTCTGTAATCCACGACTATTCAACCAGTGAGTAGTCCATGGTAAAGGATTGTTTGTAGATGGTACATCATATACTGCTTTCAATCCAATGGCTTTCATTCTCTTGTTTGCCATAAACTCAACATATTGATTCAATAGTTTATCATTTAAACCTATCATTGAACCTTTATCAAATAAATATTTTGCCCAATCTTTCTCTTGTTGGACTGCTTCATCATACATCTTATAAACTTCTTCCTCGTTCTCTTTAATAATCTTTAACATTTCTTTATCGCCTTCTTTATTACGATAATTGTTAATCATATTTTGAGATACTGCAAGGTGTAAATTTTCATCTCTTGCGATTAATGATATAATCTTAGCACTACCTTCCATAAGTTTAAGTTCACCAAAAGCAAATGAACAAGCAAATGATACATAGAATCTAATACCTTCTAGTATATTCACATTGACTATTGTAAGATATAGTAATCTTTTAAGTTCTTTAATATCACCTTTACCTGCTAGATAATACAAACTAGCATACTTAATAAACTTATCATAAGCGTCTGTAACCGTCTTTGCTCTTGCCATAATCTCTGGCGTATCAATAATTGTATCTAATACTTCCGTAGGGTCTGAATATACATTCTTCATTATGTATGTATATGATCTACTGTGTATTGTTTCGCTGAAGTCCCATGCAACTAACATAGATTCTAATTCAGGTAAACTACAATAAGGTAAAAATGCTAGACATGGACCACGACCTTGAACACTATCTAATAGTGTTTGATACTTTAGATTAGATGTAAAGATATGTTTTTGTTCAGGTCCTAGTGATTGATAATCGTTTCTATCTTTCTGTAAAGAAACCTCTTCAGGTCTCCAAAAGAAACCTAACTGTTGTTGATTCAACTTCTCGAATATAGGATACTTCTGTTGATCATACCTTTGTGTGTTTGGCTCTTCACCAAAGAACATAGGTTGTTTCATCCAATCTACTTTTTTTGTATTAAATGTTTTCATCTTCTTTCTTTTTTCTCTCCATATCTAGTCGTTCTTTTTTATGTTG